CACCTGAAGAACTATATGAGGCAGTAGGTAAACAAGTTAGAACTATGCCTCAGATACTTATAGATGGTGAACTCATAGGTGGTTACAATCAGTTAGTAGAATACTTTATGGAAAAAGGTAAAGTAAATTTCAAAGGCGAAAAGATATAAATAGTAGTATGAGAAAATTTCAACAGTACATTACTGAGGGTGTATATGATCCTTCTATATTCAAGGCTTTCTTTTTAGGAGGCGGACCTGGGTCAGGTAAATCTTGGGTATCTAAGAGTGCATTAGGTGGTATGGGTTTGAAAGTAATTGATAGTGATAGTGCCTTTGAGAGTAAACTAAAGAAAGAAAAGATAACATTAAACTTTGCTACTCACAATGATATAGAGATTGCGAGAAGGGATTTAATCAGATCAAAGTCAAAACAAATTGCAGGTATGCAAATGAAGATGGCACTTGAAGGTCGTTTAGGATTAATCATAGATAGTACAGCAAGGAATGTTGAGAAGATACAACAACAAGCACAGAATTTAAGAACAATAGGTTATGATATTCATATGGTTTTTGTGAATACAACGTTAGAAGTCGCCCTAGAGAGAAATAGAAGTAGACCTAGACAACTACCAGACGCAATCGTTATTCAAAGTCACAAACAGATTCAAAAGAACTTAGGACAACTACAAAGAATATTTGGTCATAGAAACTTCCTTATTGTAGATAATAATAAAGATGGACAAGATGTGAACCCAACAGTACATAAAAAAATAAGAGGAATGATAAGTAGAGCACCTACATCATATCAAGCAGTTAGATGGATACACCGAGAACTAGAGAAGAAAAAAAGAAAATAATGGATAGAAGTGATGAAGAAATTATCAAAAACATTAAATCAGTATTAGAAAAGAATGTTAAAGATAACGTAGCAATGCATGGCGGTATGATTAACTTTCTATCATATGATAAAGGTATTGTCACATTAGAAATGGCTGGTGCCTGTTCAGGTTGTGCCATGAGTAAACAAACTTTACATGAGGGTGTCGAAAGAATGCTTAAACATTATGTACCAGAGGTAACTCAATTGATAGGTCAAGATGACGAACAAGCCGTTGAGAAAGGATATAGTCCATGGGCAACGTAGTAATGTTTCCTGCTCACAAGGCAAGAAAACCTAAAACACCACCTTCAAAACAAACTGAAGAACAAGCCAATGAGATAAAAGAAAATATATTTATTGAACAGTTAGTTGAGGAGTTTACTTTAGATTTCATTCATGTGCTACAAGAGAACGCTATTACAATGAAGAACGATACTTTTTTGAGAGATTTAGCAGTTGTAATAGAGAGTATTAAGAGTCTAATCAAAAGAGATTTTAAAAAGAAACACCCAATGCAATCTATAACAGATGTTCTTGCTAAGATAAGTGTATTACCTGATGGCAAAAAGGTTACAGATATGGACTATGGTAAAATATTTGTATCTAAAAAACCAAAGGCTTGACAATTACTATATAATGTGTTATAATAAATTATGATTATCGTTGATATAAACCAAATAATGATCTCAAACCTGATGGTTACTCTCAGTAGAGATAGTATGGAGTTAAGTGAAGATTTAGTCCGTCATATGGTACTAAATAGTCTAAGAGGACACAATAAGAAGTTTAGAAAAGAATACGGTGATATGGTTATCGCCTGTGATAGTGGTAATGTATGGAGAAAGAAATCATTTCCTAACTATAAGGCAGGTAGAAAGGCGAATAGAGAGAAGTCTGAACACGATTGGACTATGATATTCGACATCATATCTAAAGTTAAAAACGAGATTAAAGAATTCCTACCTTACAAGGTAGTTGAATTAGAAACAGCAGAGGCAGATGATATCATTGCTGTTCTAACGAGAAAAGTAAAAGAAAAGATACTAATACTAAGTGGTGATAAAGACTTTATACAATTACATAATGCAAGAATAAAACAATACAATCCTGTGCTTAATAAGTTTGTAGGTCAAGATGAAAATCCAAGTCTATATATTAGAGAGCATATACTAAAAGGTGATAGAAGCGATGGCATACCAAACGTACTATCAGACGACAATGTTTTTATTGAAGGTAGAAGACAAACACCTTTAAGTAAAAAGAAGATAGAGGCATGGTGCAATGAGATCGTACCTACCTTTAACGAACAAGAACAAGCGAATTACGAAAGAAATAAAACATTAATAGATTTGAATTGTATTCCTAAGGAATTAGAAGACAAGATAAATCGTGAGTTTGAAAATTTTGAAGTAGCAACTAGAGATAAGATTCTAGGTTATTTTATAAACAAAAAACTTAAAACTTTAATTGAAGTCATAGACGAATTCTAGGCTTCGAAAGAACTGTTAAGGAGAAAAAAATGGTTATAATTAGAAGAAATCCAGATGGATCGATATCGAATCCAGATTTGGTAAGACAACAAACACAAGCACAAAACGAACAAACACAAGCACCACAACAGGTGTCACACCCAGCATTAGCAAGTAAAAAAGGTATGCAAGCACTATCAGAATCAGGTAGAGGCGTACCACCTTTAATGAGTGAAATTGCTATGAAAGTTAATAATGCAAAAGATAAACCTAGAAAACTAAAAGTATTAAGAGATCACGATTCGGTTCCTTTAAGACAGGTTTTAAAAGGTGCATTTCATCCAGATATTAAATGGGCAATACCAAAAGGCGAAGTGCCTTATACTGTAAATGACGCACCGGTAGGTACCGAACATACAGTACTAGGTCAAGAAGCCAAGAGGTTATATCTTTTCACAGAGAATGGTGATAATACTATAAAACAATCTAAGAAAGAATTACTTTTTATTCAGATGTTAGAAGGACTATGTGCTGAAGAAGCTGAGTTTCTGATTACAGTTGTAAATAAAAAGATTAACACTAAGTACAAAGGATTCACAGCGAATCTAGTAAAAGAAGCGTTCAATTGGGACGATAATTTTATGAAAAAAGAAAAGAGACCGTCTTTTCCAGTCTAGTGTTCACGTTTTGTTCTCATTTAAGAACCCTTATATTTCAATAAACGTTGATTTATAAGGGTTTTTTTATGTAAATAGTGCTTGACTTTTGTATCAAACTCTGATAGGATATACACTTAATAACGAACAAAAGGATATACATTATGATACTATATGAAAAACTACAAAAGATGTCAGTTGCTCAATTGAACACTTTAAAAGATAACATTGAATTTATCAAAAAATCAAAAATCAAAGAAGAATTGCTAGTCGGTGCAAAAGTTTATATTGTACAAAAAACTAAAAAGACTCTTGGTACGATTACTAAAATTATGCAATCAAGATGTTTAGTTAAACTTGTAAAAAATGATATGACTTATAGAGTGCCAATGACAATGTTAGAATTGCAAAAGTATTAATGACACTAACACACGGAATTTACTTCTTGTTGCTTTCCACGACTTTAGTCATATCGATTTTAGTCGTGGTTTTATCTCTAGTAAATAGAGAAAAAAAAGTAGAAGTAGAACCAAATGAGGCTGAGAAAACAATACAAAAACTAAACGAAAGATAAATACATTATGAAACTAAGTGCTAAACAAAAAGAAATATTAAGTCTATTAGTAAAAGGTAAAGGTCAGTTTAAGACACCTACAATACCTAAACAACAAAGTGAGAAAACCTTAGATGATATCGTAAGTTTATATCTAAAAGGTTTATTAACTTTTGAGAGAAAACATGAGATTGATTATGTAGGACCCTCTAACGAACATATGGTTAGATTTAAGTGGTATGTTCTTGACATAGATAAAAAGAAAACAATCAAGGATATTAAAAATGTTATCAAAGAAGGCAAAGTTGCCTAATAAAATACAACTACAAAGATGGGTAGATAGAACTTGGTTTTACACTAAGATTCTATTTGGTCTATCTGTATTAGGTATGATCTGTTTTGCTTGGGGTACTTTTAATCCTAACAGAACAGCGGTTGCAGAAGTTAATACTGAACTTGATAAGTATTATGTAGAAACAATTAAAGAAATGGATCTACAAGAACCTGAGTTTGTTTATAATAATGATATTCAGTTTGTGAGATCAATGCATAAGTGTATTAATTATATTAACTTTACTACACCTAAACATTTAAGAATACCCTATGAAATGATTATAGGTCAGGCGGCGTTAGAGTCTGGTTGGGGTACAAGTAGATTTGCTAAACAGGCAAATAACCTATTTGGTATTAGAACGTGGAAAGAATCTTCACCTCATCTATTACCTATGGGCGTTGAGAAGTGGCCTGGTTGGGGCGTTAAAGTGTTCGCTAGTAAATGTGATAGTGTTAAGTACTATGTTGATTTACTGAACAACCACTCGGCATATGAGAAGTTTAGAGTTACCAGAGAGTTAATGTTTGAAGGTAATAAATCACTTGACTCATTTGTGCTTATTAAAACACTAGACAAATTCTCTACCACAGAAGACTATGATAAGAGAGTGATAAGAATGATTAAACTAATAAGAAAAATGGAGGAGAAATAATGGCAAAACATAAATGCTCAGTATGTGTAAAATCATTTACACACGATAAAGAAAAAACACTAGTAGGTAAATTAGGACCAATATTGGTTCAATTTTGTGAACCTTGTTATAAGAAAATAATGAAGAAGGATCATTTACCTTTAAATGATAAGAGATAATGAAACTAACAATGTTACAATAGGTGATATAATGGAAATGAAAAAGATATTAAACGCTGAAAAAGCGTGTACAAATTCAACGACCGATTGGTCAAAGAACTTCTGGTACAATGTATTCAGAAAATTATGTGTGAAGTATAATCGAACTTCATACTTTGAACAGAAAAGAGGTGATTAACAGAAATGACGGTAACGGACAAAGACGCCAAAGAGTGGCAAAAAATGGTTGATAAGTTAGAAAAACAAAATAAAAAGAATGTAAATGAGGCGTCAATAGCTTCGTTTTTCAAATCTTGTTTATCTCCAGATGAAATAAAAAAGCTTGACAAACTTAAAAAAAAGTGATATAATAATCGCATGAATATATTTTACTTACATAAAGACCCAAAGATTTGTGCTGAACAACACTTAGACAAACACGTTGTTAAAATGCTTATCGAATATGCTCAACTAATGTCAACTGCTCAGAGAATGCTTGATGGTGTTAAGTATATAGCCAAATCAAAGACAGGTAGAAAAGTAACCAGATTCAGATTAGAGAATGCTAACGAAGAAGCAATCATGTACAAAGCCTGTCATTTACATCACCCGAGTGCAGTATGGGTTAGAAATAATGTTTACAACTACAAATGGTTATATCAGATGTGGACTCATCTACATGAAGAATTTCAATTAAGATATGGTAAAGATCATAAATCATATGTTGTATTAAAAGAACTATTGAGAAACCCCCCTAAAAATATACCCCTAAATATTCCTTTTAATCAACCAACACAAGCAATGCCTGATGATGTAAAGAATGAAGATAGTATTATTGCTTATAGAGATTACTATGTGAAATACAAGAAGGATTTTGCGACATGGAAAACAAGTATACCCAAGTGGTATAGTGAGGGAATAAATAATGCCAACTTATAGATTTTTAAATACAAGAACTAAAAAAGAATATACAGACTTGATGTCTATTTCTGAAATGGAAACGTTTATCAAAAAGAAACATATTAAACTATTACCACCTACAACATTGAACATTGTATCTAGCGTGGGTCATATAGATAGTCATACCGATCGTGGTTGGAAAGATGTGCTATCAAAAATTACAGATGCTCATCCAGCAAGTAATCTAGCAGCCCAATATGGTAAGAAGTCAGTAAAAGACACACAAGTTGATAAAATAATACATAAACATAGACGTATAAGAGCAGGGAAGAAAGTATAAATAGTAGTATGGCAGATTTTGATTTTTTAGACGGATTTGATGCTGATGGCGATTGGGGTTTTACCTCAGTTAAACAGAAACCAGCAACAGAAAGTAAAGCAGACTCAGATGCTACAAAAGAAGTTGTCAAGGCGACAGCAGACGGTGTAGGTAAGGCTGTGTCTAGTGAGATTATCAATAGACTAGAAACAAAACTAGATAAACTATTAAGAGCAACTAACGAAACTAAAGAAACAGTTGTTGCCAAGAACGAAACAGAATTAGAGATCGCTAAGAAACAAATGGATGATGAGTACGATCTCAGAAAAGATAATCTAGGTAAAGAGTACAAAGAAGACTTTAAGAAACTAGAAAAACTTATCATACCTCTACTAATCAAATTAGCAAAATCACCTGAGGCTTATATTCACTGGCCGAACAGAGCAGAAGTAATCGAAGCACAATTGAAAAAAATTGTACAGATTACTCGTGGCAAATAATCAATCAAAGGATATCAAATGAAACTAAGTAAGAATTTTAGCTTGAAAGAAATGACGACTAGTCAAACGGCTGAACGTAAAGGTATTAATAATAATCCTAATGACGATCAGATTACAGGATTACAAAAGTTATGTGAGAACATACTACAACCTGTTAGAGATCAGTATGCTACGCCAGTAACAATTTCTAGCGGATTTAGAAGTGAAGACTTATGCGTTGCAATAGGATCATCTACAAACTCACAGCACGCCAAGGGCCAAGCCGCTGACTTTGAAATATTTGGGACTCCGAATGCTGAACTAGCAAAATGGATTATAGAAAACTTAGATTTTGACCAGTTAATATTGGAATACCACAAACCAGAAGAACCTAATAGTGGGTGGATTCATTGCTCATACAAGAGTCCTACTGATAACAGAAAACAAACATTGAGAGCATTTAGAAACGATCAAGGTAAAACTCAATACGTTGAGTATAACCCTAACTGAACTCTCGGTATAGTCAGTAAAGACGAGATAAACGATATGCTGACACTTCATAGAAGTACATAGTGCTTGACCTTTTAGTTTATATGTGATATAATACTATCTATGAATACATTAAACGAATATTTTAAAAAGAACCATAAACCTAAAATCTTTACTCATAACTCAGTAGAGAAGAAACCAGATTTACAAACAAAAACTATTCAAGGTAAAAGATTCTACATCTTACCTGATGGTAGTAAACTGCCCTCGATCACAACTGTGCTATCGGCTAGAGGCAATGAAGGTATCGCCAGATGGCGTGCCTCAGTAGGCGAACAAGTTGCAAATACTATAATGAGAAATGCAGCGAATAGAGGTACTGCCGTACATACACTAACAGAAAACTATCTTAACAACGAAGAACTATCTCAACAAGGTGTTTTACCTACTGCGTTATTTACCATCCTAAAAACTGAACTGGATAAGATAAATAATATAGTAATGCAAGAGGGTTCTCTATACAGCGAAAAATGGGGTGTTGCAGGTAGAGTCGATTGTATTGCAGAATATGATGGTAAGTTATCAGTAATAGATTTTAAAACATCTACTAAAGATAAAAAAGAGGAATGGGTAGAAAACTATTTTATTCAAACTACTGCTTACTGTGAAATGTTTGAAGAACAATATGGCATATCAATAGATCAGATTGTTATATTGATTGTGACCGAAGAAGGTGGCACACAAACTTTTGTTAAGAATAAGAAAGACTACTTACCCCTATTAAAACCAGCGATAGAGGAGTTTCATAAGAAATTTAAAGAGAATGAAAAAACTAATTAAAACAATATGTGGATTATTTTTTATATTATGTTTATCTAGTGAATCATATGCAGGTCCTGAGGACCTATCAATGTATCCTTGGGAACTACAACAAATGCCAATATCATGTGGACCATTAGCAGATGTTAATAAGGCTTTAGAAAAAGCAGGTTATGTACAGATAGAGATTGCATATGGTAGAATATCAGCATTACCAACAGGTGAGATTGCTTATGCTGTGATAACTTATGCGTCAACAGATGTAGAAGGACATATGATAAGAACAATGGAAACACCTGCTCAACAAGAGAAGTGTATAGTAAATTTGCTATTTGATTATAGAGTAGTGACGCCAAAAGAATTGACGAATTAATTGTTGATAAGAAGACAATAACTTTTAGGGACCTGGGTGCAATACCCAGCCACTCCACCATTCAAACAATGAAATTTGAGGGGTGGAAATAGGATCGACCATCAGGTAAAACTTCTAGGAGATTGATCGCTAACACCGTACTGTTATTTAAATGCTAACTTAAATAGTTTTGCATTAGCGGCTTAGGTCGTTAGGGGTTTGCCTGTACCTCGCAACAGAAACAGGCGCTTGACAAATAGCAAAGAATGTAGTATAATATAAGATATGACAGATACAATATTAACACCTAATAAGTTTGCTTTAATTGTAGAAAATATAGTTAAAGATAAGAAAATTAGCTACATAGACGCAATTTTAGACTATTGTACTGATAACGAGATTGATCCTGCAAATGCTAGATCAATGATAAACAAAACATTAAAAGAAAAAATTGCATACGAGGCACAGAACCTTAATATGTTAAAGGAGAAGGTGGCAAAACTACCATTTTAAATTATGAATGAAAAAATACAAACAATAATACCTCATGTAAATTTTAGAGTAAGAGAACTAGGTGAATGGGTAGATACAAATACAGATACCTATTTCAAAGATAAGAAAGTATTACTATTTTCTTTACCAGGTGCTTTCACACCGACTTGTTCAAACGAACAACTACCAGGTTTTGATAAACAGGCAGCCGCTTTCAAAGAATATGGCATAGATGAAATTTATTGTATGTCAGTAAATGATTCTTTTGTTATGAATGCTTGGGCAACAGATCAAAAGTTAGAGAATGTTAAAATGATTCCTGATGGTAATGGTGAGTTCACAAAAGGTATGCAAATGTTAGTACAGAAACAAAACTTAGGTTTCGGTCAGAGATCATGGAGATATGCTATGATTGTGAATGATGGTGATATAGAAGTGATGTTTATAGAAAAAGGTAAAACAGATGATTCAGCAGGAGACCCTTATGGCGAATCTTCACCTGAAAGTGTGTTACAATACCTAAAGGACTTTAAAGGATAATAGTGAATGGTTTTGAAGTATATAAAAAATATCTTGCGATCAAGCTTCATTTCACAAGTAAGAACCAGAGTTATGACTTCCATAAACACGCTGGGCGAACAACAGCAAGGTTGGATACATTTACTAAAAGACGGGATAGGTATTTTTTTCACAAGCTTAGTAGAGCTTATAGCGATACTGATATTATTAATTATTTTATCAGTAATTTTGTTTCTAATACTAATCTCTGGATTGGGGATATTATTGGCAGATCAGGTGATGATAACTATAAAGCGTGGACAAAAAAAATAGAGTCACTACACTATTATTATGAACAAGATATAAATTATATACTAGAAAAGATTACGAAGAAGATAAGTTTTGATGATCTGTTTACCTCTAAGAAAGGTCAACACCCACCGATACTTAAATTTGTATTGGCAAAGAAGATTAACTTTGAAACACTTTTAATATTAGATGACATATTAAGGTTTTCAAAAAGACTAAACAAAGACATAGGTGAAAAAGTATTATGGCCTAAACTGTGTGATAGAATGATAAGATACAGACCGTTTGTACCATACAACATAACAAAGTATAAGATGACACTAAAAAAGAAAATAAAGGATATATAATGGCAAAAATGAGAATGTTTAAGTTTTGGAATGAAGCAGGTGATGAGAAAGAAAAAGAATCAATGAGTTTGAAGAAGGCGATTAAGTCTGTTCAAAATGATTTCAAAGATAAATTTATTGGTGTTGAATATATCAGTAAAAAAGGTAAAAAGATTATTGATTCTGTGAGAATACCTATTGGTAGAAGAATAAGACAAGCAATAATCACAGAAGCTAAAAAAATGGCTTCAAAAGCAAGAAAAGTATAAGGAGAAAATATGAGTACAGATAGTCACGACAAAGACCACGATCACGACAGGTCTTATGAGAATGAGGTAACGCCAAGTCCTATGGTACAGATATCATTAAAAGAATATGATAAGTTGAAAGAAAAACAACACTTTATTACCGATAAAGCCATGATCGATACCATAGATAACTTAGAAAGACTTGTGAGATCATTAAGAAAACATATAGTTAGGACAGAGGTATAATGAAGTTTGCAATCGTAGATGATAGAGGTCTAAATGACCTAGAAAGAGTCAATGATACTAAGGATAAACTCATTGCTAGTCTAAAACATGACAATAAATCACTTGCCAAACAGGTATCTGATCTATTAGAAGAAAAGAAGTTAAGAACGCTTGACAATAGCAATCAAATATGATATAATAGAACTATGAAAAATATAATGATAGCACTTTTAGTATTATGCTTTACCGCTACTGTGGGAAATACTAATGAGAATATAATTAACAAAATAACTACTCATATTTCTAATGAGGTTCAAAGTATAAAAGAATTTCAAAAGGCAAATTGGGAAAAAGGTAATATTCAAAATGCTAAGAATATAGCAATGATTAAATCTTGGTTTGTTAAGAATTAATCTTATAAATAATGAAGTGCGATTAATACAGCACATATACAAATATAATAATACAAAAACATACAAAGGAATATACAAATGACAAATACAAGTATCGCAGCGTTAAAACGCTCTAAATCAAACCTAGACACCTTAGTGTCAGAACTTTCAAAAGTTGCAGAACCTCAAAAACAAAAGAACTCATATGCTGATGATAGATTCTGGAAACCAGAACTAGATAAATCAGGTAATGGTTATGCTGTTTTTAGATTTCTACCAGCAATCAAAGGTGAAGACTTACCTTGGGCAAGACTATGGTCTCATGCCTTTCAAGGACCTGGTGGTTGGTTTATAGAAAATAGTTTAACAACTCTTAACAAAAAATGTCCTATTAGTGAATCTAACAGTTTACTATGGAATTCAGGTGTTGAGGCAGATAAAGAAATTGCAAGAAAAAGAAAAAGAAAACTTTCTTATGTTGCAAATATTCTAATTATCAATGACTCTAAACATCCTGAGAACGAAGGTCAAATTAAGTTGTTTAAATTCGGTAAGAAAATCTTTGATAAGATTACCGAAGCGATGAAGCCTGAGTTTGAAGATGAGAAACCTATTAACCCATTTGACTTTTGGGAAGGTGCTAACTTCAAATTGAAAATCAGAAAAGTTGATGGTTACTGGAACTATGATAAATCAGAATTTGATAGTCCTACACCAATCAAAGAGAATGATGAGGCAATCGAACAAGTTTGGGATAAACAATATGCCCTTAAACCATTTCTTGCTGCCGAAAACTTTAAATCATATGATGAGCTAAAAGCGAAACTAGATAAAGTTTTATTAGGCACAAGAAGTACTGGAACTGCTGAAGATGTGACGATCCCACCTGTCATAAATGTAGCACCAGTCAAAACAGAAACAGTTGATAATACATCTCCGACACCGATTACAGAAGATGATAGCGATGAAACGTTATCTTACTTTAGTAAGTTGGCAGAGGAAGAGTAAAATCTCTCCACCTGTTTCTTTAGGAGGTAGGGCGTCAAGTCCTACCTTCAATTGTTATAAATAAATACTATATTATGAAAGAGTTTGAGATATCAAATCATATAAAGGAGATAATTATATGGACGCTATAAGTAAAATAAAAGCATGGGCAAGTGCATTATCAGACGTAGGTGTTTCACTTATCGCTCTAGGTATTGTACTAGAAGTGTTATTCACAGGACAAGTTGTGCCGTTTTGGCCAGGTATTTCTGTGATCGGTAATGTTCAAGGTATTATCGCAGGATTTTCAAGTCAAGGACTTGTTGGTCTAGTTGCTATTTGGGTACTATACTCAATATATACCAAGAAATAATACAAACACGTTTTATCATAGAAAAAGAGGGCTTCGGCCCTCTTTTTTTTGGCATTATAGACAACGTTTATTATAAATATTACTGTATAAAGCGGAGAGAAAATGAAAAAATTATTAACAGTATTATCAGTTCTTACAATATATTCTAGTGTAAGTGCGTCTGAACTAACATTTGGTTTCAAAAGTCCATCATTTAATGGAGTTGGTCAATCATCACATTACTTGACAATTGAAAATATTGAAAAAACTAGAAAAGATGCTATTATAGCAAAGAACAAAGCTAATGCTAAAGCACTTAAAGATGAAATTAATGGCACAGCAGTTGCTAAATTCAAAGCAAATTTAGAGGCAAGATTCTATACTGCTCTTGCAAAACAAATTACAGACAACGTATTCGGTGCTGATGGTCTTCAACAAGATTCAGGAACATTTACAGGTACAAATGGCGAAACAGTTGCTTGGGTAACTCCTGCAAATACAGGTAACGTTGTTGTAACCGTAACAGAAGCAGACGGAACTGTAACAACATTTACAATGCCTAAAGAGGATAACAGTTAATATGAATATTTCAAGTTTAAAAAACATAGCAATAATTTTATTGTTATCTATTTTTGTATCAGGTTGTTCATCTACAATGGCGAACAAAGGTTATATAAAAACACAATCAATCGCCTTTAAAGAATTAGAAACAATTACACAGCCAGAAGGTGCTCCGATTATCATAGCAGTTTATGACTTTGGTGATATGTCAGGTCAAAAGAAACCAGGTGGTAACTATGCTTCAATGTCAAGTGCCGTAACACAAGGATCATATCAAATACTAATCAAAGCATTACAAGACGCTGGTCAAGGTAAATGGTTCAGAGTAGTAGAAAGACATAGTTTGGCAAGTCTATTACAAGAAAGAAAACTAATTAGAACTACTAGACAAATATCAGATGGTGAAGGAGCAGAGTCATTACCTGCTTTATTATTTGCTGGTGCATATGTAACAGGTGGTATTGTAGGATATGATAGTGATATTCTATCAGGAGGTGCTGGTGCTAGAGTATTAGGTATAGGTGTAAGTAAACAATATAGACAAGATATTATTTCTATAATGTTAAGATTAATTAATGTACAAACAGGTGAAGTCATTATTTCTACAACAATTGAGAAAACAATTTACTCGTCAAGTACAAACGGTGATGTATTTAAGTACTTTGATGCTGATACAATGTTAGTAGAGATAGAAGCAGGATATTCTAAAAATGAACCAGTTACTTTTGCAGTAAGAAAAGCAATAGAAGCAGGTGTTGTATCTTTAATTAAAGAAGGTGCAGAATTAGATTTATGGAAGTTTGGGCCGACAGTAGAAGAACTGTCTTTAGAAGCAGAAGTAAAAATGACAGAAGAATTAAATAAAATGGATAAACAAACAAAAGAAAAACTTGATGCTAAAGAAGAAGAAAAAGAACTAGATAAACTAAAAAAATTAAATGATGAACTGTTAAAGGAGGAAAGTACAGATGAACAAGATGATAAAGTTAGTGCTAATCCTGATTCTAACAACGTTCACGGTTAACACAGCAAACTCAGACAGTAGCGGAAATAATGCATACATTTTACTAGATGATAGTTCTGGTGCAGGTGCCGGAGAAACAGTTTACATAAGACAAGAAGGAACTGACAATTGGATTGGCAGTTGGACTAATAAACAATTTGAAATTACAGGCACAGGAAACACCGTCAATATCGTACAGATTGGATTTACCAACGACTTTGAAGATTACTCCTCATTTGATTGTACTAATTGTACTTTAGATGTTAATGTTAAAGGTAGTAATAACGCTGTAGGAATAGACATGGACGACACCGGCGACTCAGGTTGGTGGATAGATATTGATATTAGAGGTGGTGATAACCGAGTTTTAGTCAGCGATACTCCTGATGGTAGTAACGTAGCAAATCAAAACTATGATATTGATATTGATGGTACTGATAATCAAATGGAGTTTCATGTTAGAAACGGTTCAGGTGGTGGTCACTACCTATATGCCTACATTTATGGTGATGATAATCATGTAGAGTACTACATGGGAGATGGTTCTGTAGGTAAGAATACAACAGCCAATGCAGCCATAGGTCCTTACTTAAATCCAGGTCACACTCAGGTAGCA